AGCCATGATGCCACGAGGGAATTGGTTCTGTTGGGCTGCGGTCAGGATTGCCCCTGATACGAAGTCCACGTTTGGTGATATTGCCATGATTTTTTCTCCCTTAAAAGGCTAGAAGGTTTGTGGTGCTTAATGTGCCAAATATGGCGTCATTGAGAGTGAAGTATTGGTTGCCGTCTGTGCTTTCGAAAGTGTACGAAATAATGTGAGACCCTGGAACGATTCGGTGTTCAATTCCTGAAGTGATCAGGGTCTGCGATTCTGATGAGGGGGTGCCCGTGGAGTAGTCCTTTTGCACTGTAACGATTGACGTTAAGTCGATGGCAAAGATTGTCGCCCATTGTGCAGAGGTGAGAGCTGCGAGTTCGCACGAAACGCCTGTGAATCGGACGACGGGGTTGCGGTATTTGCCGAGAAGGTACGCGCCCAGACCGTTGACTTCTGAAGTTGTGGAGTTCAGCAAGTTGAGAAGGTTGTAGTTCTGCGCCTGGTACAGAGAGATTGACGTGGAGTCAGAGTTTGTCTGCGCTGCTCCTGCGGGCGATTGGGTCACAATGTAGTTGTAAAGCAACTCTGATCCGTACTGGTTGACGAGGCTCATGTATGGGATGCCTGTGCCGTTGGTCGTGAACGAGGCTCCTGAGACGGGGTTGAGAACGCTTGTCCTGCCCTTGAAGGTGAGGGTTCCGTCGGCTGAGGTGTAAAGGTAGCCCTGCTCGGAGGTGTTGACCTGCTGTAAATAGTTGAGGACGTTTGTGTCCTGAGAGACTGCGTAAGCCCCCAGAGTTGACGATCCTGTACCGATAGCCCTTGCGCCTTGATAAGCAATTTCTGGACGGTCTAGGACGGCTGTGACGCGCAATCCTGAGGTCTGTGAGGACGGGGTGAAGGCGTTGAGTTGCTGATTGGCAAGGGTTCCGAAAGCGTCAACGCATCTGGCAACCATTCTGCCCTGGTTGGCGTTCTGGTAGTCAAGGTTCCAGTCCTCGACAAACCCTGAGTAGATGGGGGTGCCGTTGGCGTAAATGATGATTGGCGAGCGAGGCAAAACAAAGGGATAGTAAATCGAAGAAGTGTTCAGCGGGTCAAGGATTCTTGAATTGTTGTTAAAAACGACCTGTGCGGTTCCTGCGTTGAATTGGTCAAGTTGGCGGTTGCGTCCGCGCCTGATGTTGACCGACATGACGATTGAGGTCAGGTCTGCAAATTGTAATCCTCCGAGGGTGCCTGTGCCTAATTGGTTGCGGGGAATGTTCTCGCCGTCAAGCAGTAACGGCGTACCGAATCCTGTGGTCGTCTGGAATCCGACGAGGACTTGATAGGTGGGGACAGTCATTAGAAAGTTGCTGCCGGAGCAAAGACGACGCCCGAGTCGCGTTGTGCTGCAAGGATGGCGTCGATGATGTCTTGACCAATGGTTGCGGGTGAGGAGATAAGTGATCCTGAGGTGTCGAGGTTGATTACGATGTTCTCAAATGGTCCGATTCCGCCGATTCCTGCGTTGGCAAATCCTCCTGCGTTGCCGTCTGTGTTGTCAAAGACCGTTGGTGCTTCGGTGACTTTCTGAGGCTTGCCAGGGGACGGAGTCGCATCGACAAGTCCTGTGAACGGAGCGACAAAGGCGGGGATTTCTGATCCTGCGTCTGATGCTCCGCCTCCGCCCATTTGACCGAAGTCAACTTTGCCGATTGTCCCAATATCTTTGCCTGGCTTCAGGAGGTTGATTCCCTTGATAATGATGTTGGCAGCCTTGATCCAGTTGTTTGCCATGAACTCAAAATAGTCGGAGACGCTGTTGACAAGTGTTTTGACGCCGTCGCGGAACCATTGAAAGCGGGAGTACAAAAGAATGATTCCGGCGATGATTGCGGTAAACACGATTAATCCTGTGGCGACTTGAAGTGCCGTGAATGAGGTTGCGAGGAGAGCGTTGGCGACGACTGCGATTTTTGTTGCTGCGGTGTACGTCACGACTGCTGCTGCGATGGCTGCAACCGCTGCTGCAATGGCTAGGAATATTTTCGGGTGGTCTGATGCCCATTGGGAAAAACTGAGAAGGACTGGAAGGATGGCTTCAATTGCAGGCATGAGAGCTGCGCCGATTGCCTCTTTTGTTTCGTCGAGGGCAAGTTTCATTCTTGCAAATTTCCCTGCTGCGGTTTCTGCTGCGTCTGATGCTGCACCACCGAAAGTTTCTGACATCGCCAGGGTTACTTCGTCAAGTGTGGCTCCTGCCTTGATCATGTCTCGAAGTTCTGGAGACAGTTTTGCAAGTGCTGTGAAGTTCCCGCCGTATGCCTTTTCAAGGGTTTTGGTCACGGTCTCAAGTGAGACGCCTTTTGCAGCTGCGACATCCATCGCAAGACCCGCTGCCTTTTGCGCTTCGGTGATGTCGCCAGTTGCGCGAATAAGGCCAGCAAGTGCCGGACGAAGTTCGTCGTCTGTGACTCCGAGCAGTTTGCCTTGAGTTGAGATCCAGTCTTCGTTGGCTGCAATTTGTGCGTCGGTTGCGCCTGTGGTGCGTTGGATTTGACTGGCAAGGGCTTGTTGTGCTGCTTCGTCTTCGGCTGCTGCCTTGACTGCAAGTCCAAGTCCTGCGGTCAGTCCTGCAAGTGCAGCTGCTGCGGGGAGTGCTGCCTTTGTGATTGCCAAGTGCGCGCGCTCGCCATTGGTCTCAAGATTCTTGAATTCCTTGATGGCGGATGTAACTCCCTTGCCGTCGAAGGTCGAAATGATGGGGATTGCAAGTGCCATTAGTTGAGTTCTCTCTGTACGAGTTTGATTGCGTCCATTGACGCTCTCAGCATCTCACGTTCAATCTCTTTGCGCTTGCGAAAGACTGCAGGCCCGAGAACACGAGTTGTGCCTGGACGGATGTCGCCAAGTGAATTGCCAAGCCTATTTTGGTTGGTGCGTCCTGCTGCTTCAAACACTGCAGCTGCGACATTGGTCTGCGTGATATAGATCAGCGAAGTTGCCTCTCGAGAGGCATCGACCTTTAGTTTGACTCCAGAGATTGCGCGAGCAACAGAGAACGGAAATATTTTCTTTCCGTTTTGTTCCCATTTGCGAGCCATGCCCGAAAGAGGAATTTTGGAATACCCTCTCTGGACTTCTTGGATTGCGGGTTGAGCAATTGAGGTCGCTTGTGCAACAAACTGTTTGCGCAGTCCAGGCTCGACCTTGTTCAACGAACGAATTGCTTCTTTAAGACCAACGACTTCAATGGATGTGTTTGTTGTCATCTTCTAGACCGTTGCGCTTTCTGTTTTTCGTTCATCACATCGAATGCCGTAAAGAGATCCTCTGTGTCGAATGGGACGTCGGGAAGCCAGTATCCGGTCTCGACGAGTAGTTCTGCTAATGACCGGCGGAAACTGCCGGATCGGTGGGGACTGCTTGTTCCGTCCCAACGACGTCGATGGATTTGGTCTTCTTGATGAACTCGTCAAAAGCAAGCGGGGTTGTGATTCCGGCAGCTCGAGCAGATTCAAATGCGAAGAACGCGAGATCCTCTGCGCCGATTCCGTTGGCAAGCATTGACGCCTGCTTCTTGAATTTGCGCTCCCATGCGACGATAACGAAAAGATTCGTTTCGACTTCATACGGGTCTCCGTCTATTGGTGTTACTTGTAACTGGATTTTCATGTTTCCCTCTTCTATTTTTTAGACGATGTCTCGTACCCAAGTACCGTTGGTCAGGCTGATTGAGGCGACCGCAAGGGTTCCAACAGTTGACATGATGACTGGAGCTGCAGCAAGTGTTGCATTATCTATCGTGTATTCCGGATTGCTCGGTCCTTCTGTTGCGCCTGATGGGGAGACAACAATTGTGCATGATCCAGCGGTGTTGATTGCTGCGAGCAGTGTTTCAATTTCTCCAACGCCGTATGAAAGGAAGAGGTCGAGGTTTACTGCGACGGTCTGCAATCCTTTTGTTCCACGATGACCTGTGTCTGCCAGCGAAGTGCTGTCCAAAATATCAAAGCCAACCATGACCTCACATTTTGACAGTTGATCCGATACGTCGTATGGGGTACCGCCAGAAGGAGTAATTGTGCAGGTAGCACCTGCGAGGAATGTTGATGTTGCCATTGGTGGCTCCTTAGTTTCTCTTCACGGCGATTGCCACCGTGAGGTCGTATGTGGGTATGTCTTGTCCGCCGTAGACCGCGTTGCCTGGACGGGCGTCGATGACTGCGATGGACGAGTTCATGATGGTGTCAACTGTTGACATGAGGTAGTCGCCAGAGTCTTGATTGCCTGGAGGAGCTGCCAAGACTCGGACGGGAATCCGAAAGTCGCCGATGTTGTATGTGAAGGATGTCATGACGGGGAGTTCAATCATGACGGACATTGGGCGCGCGTTTCGGGGATCTGTGACGGGTTTGAGACCGAGAGCGGTGAGAGCGGTTTTGATGGCGTTGACTGCGTCGACGAGGATTCCTGTTGCAGCCATTATGCGACCTGTGGTCTTCCGCAGCCAATAAGAGCCATGATGCGTCCCATTGTTGAAGGAATGGGTATTGAAGACATCGAGTCGAATGAGGCAAATGAATCTGCTGATCCGCGCTCACGGTAAAGCGTTGCTGCGTACATGATTGTGCCGAGTTTGACGTCGGCACCTGGCACGGTGGATTGCGAATCGGTGTATCCGGCTTCGCGACGCTTGCGATAGATGTAGTTGTTGGCAGCGTTGACGCAGACTGTAATGAAGGCGGTGTCGTTGGCGGTTGCGACGTCGATGCCCAACCATGAGGTGACATCGGCTGCGTTAATCCAAGAAACGGACGGGGTAAAGGTGACTGTGCCAGTAGCAGTCGAACGAGTGAAGTCGTCGCCTTCGTTGAAATAGATGAACTGGTAAAGACGAATTACATCGGAGTCAAATTCAAGGTCGCCCTCGTCAGATACTCCGATGAATTCAAAGTCTTCTGTTGAGACAATTTTTGCAACTGCGTTGAATCCGTGGCCTGCGCCTGTGACTGTTACGGTGTCGCCGACCTGTATGCCAGTCTCAACAAAGGTCTGAAAAATGGCGTAATTATCGAGGCGCGTATGAAACGCGAGATCGTAAGTAGCCATCGTTCAGTCCCTGTCGTGTCTCAGGTTTAAGCCTGAGGGATCTTCATGAATTGGTTTGCGTCAATCATCTTCGGTGCGAAGTATCCGCGGAAGGCAATTGTGCGAGACAATGTCGATGGGTTGTCCAGGCTGATTGCGCCCTTCTGCTGCTCATAGCAACGGAAAGCACCAGTAGCAGCTGCACCAACAATGGTGGTCTTTGCTGCAAAGTTGGTGTCAACCACGAGACGAAGTCCGAAGACAATCGCTTCACGAGAACCTGCATTCATTGAACCGAATGCGTTCATTGGGCCAACCTGCGGGAACAATGGTCGTCCTTGGTCGTCGCTCAAAGTTCCAAGTTGTGCAAATACATCGCCAGACACGAAGAGGTGATCTGGGAGGTAGTTGCCATTTGCGAGGATGGTGTTTGCGCAAGCGTAAACTTTCTGAACCCAGTCTGAAGGGTCTGTCGGTGCGACGTTGCCTGTTGTCTGTGAGGTGCCTGCAAGAAGCGCGTCAGCGGCTGCGTTGTCGGTTGCAAGGGCGTATTTTTTGCCCATGTCCTCGAGGAGTCCGGTGAGAACTTCTGGCGAACTCCAGTCGATTGAAGCCTCGGAGACTTCAACGTATCCGCCGTAGATGTCCTTGGTGATTTGGATGTCGTCAACAATGAACTGACCAGCGGTGATTGTGGTGTTCTGTGTCTGTGGCCCACCGATTGAGGTATGGGTTGTGATTTTTGGAACGATGAAGACCTTGCCTGATGCGGGCATTTGGCGAGCGCCGATTGCATCGACAACAGGGCGGAGGCCTTGAATCCCAGAATAGATAGGAGCCAAAATTGGCAATGGCATGATGCCATCAAGATCAGCGGTAGTCACATCTGGAGCAGCGGCTTTGATGCGAGCGTTGAACTCGGCAGCGATTGCGCCACCTTGCATCTGTGCTGAGATCCATTCGCCAGCGGAAGGAAGTTTGAACTCTTTCTTTGCCGAAGCGAAGATTGGTGATGTTGGGATGGCGTCGGGCGCGGAGGCTTCGACTTGGGTTTCTGTTGACATTGTTTCCTCCTGGAGACTTGTGTCGGGTTGGGGTTCGGTTGACTCTTCTTCGACTTCTTCTGGGTCGTGTTCTGAGGCAGCGATTTGTTCGATAATGGCGTCGGCAAATGCCGGAACGCTTACGACCGAAAGTTCTTGTAGATCAGCGGATGAAACAATCATGACGCCGTTCTTGTCGTATTTGAATTTCTTGGGTACTGCACCGACAGAGACTGAGTCGTATGCGGACATTTGAATTAGTTCGACAACGTCGTCGGCTGCTTTTGAACGAGCAAACGATGCGGTGAATCCGAGACCGTTGTCGAGGTCGATGAGTTCGTTGACGATGCCAATGGGGCGTCCGTCGTGGTTTTCAAGAAGTCGCGCGGGCTTGGCATTCAAGTCAAAGGCTCCGCGCTTGAACATAACTTTTTCTCAGCCTGA